GGATAGTAGGTAGTCGTTTTAGAGGAACAAATAGTAATACTAATCGAAGTGTTGTTGTGGTTGCTTTCGCTGCTGATCGCCATCAACAAGGTGTTGTAGACGGTGATGGTGGTTCTATTTACTATAATCCTAGCCTAAGTGGTTATACTAGTGGACATCACTACGGTGGGTCTGGTGGTTTATATGCTTCTCACCAGAGTTGGGGTACTACAACTAATTATTTTGGTGCAGGAGGCGGTTGCGCTGGTTATGATGGTGATGGTGGTGATGGTGGTTATGGATATGTAGCTGGGTCTACTAACGGTGATAACCCAGACTCAAATAGTGGCGGTAGTGCAGGTGGTTATAGTGCATGGGTTAATTCTGCTGGTAATACATCAGGTCAAGCTACTGCTATGATGGCTGGTGCTGGAGGTGGTACAGGTAAATTTGGTAAAGGAAGCGATGGTGCAAAACCTGCAGCTAATTCAGAAGGAGATGCTGGTCAAGGTGGCTCAGGTGGTTATCCAACAAATAACAGTACTTCTACAGGAGTTCCTAGCGGCGGCTATGGTGGTGGTAGTGCTGATTATACTACTGGTCATGGAAGCTCAAACCAAGGTGGTAGAGGCTGTGTAAGAATTATATGGCCAGGTGACACCCGTTATTATCCAAATACACTTACAACTGATCAATAGTTAAAATTATGGCAACACCTAATATTGTATACACTGATAAAAATGGTAATACAAGTAAATTAGAATTAGATTCTAAAACAATTAAAAAATCTGATATAGAAAAATTCTATAACGATCACATAAAACAATATGATATCAATGAATGAAACGACTAGCCATTGTTGGTGCAGGTAATGCAGGCTGTGTAACAGCTTTGCATTATCATTTATATAGACCAGATATAGAAATTGACTTATATCATGACTCCGATCATCACCCAATCGAAAGAGTTGGTCAAGGTACTATAACTGTTATAGCAGGATTAATATCTGACGGCTTAGGCTGTACGTGGTACGACAATAATATTGGTGCAACACTAAAGACAGGTATTTTATATAAAAATTGGGGAACAAAGAAAGATGAATTTTTTCATGATTTCTACTCAATGAACAATGTATCTATTCACTATACCCCTAAGAAATTATCTGAACTTGTCTTATCATCTGGGAAATTTAATGTTATAGAACAAGAAATAAAAGATCCAGAAAAAGAAATTGATGCTGATTTCATTATTGATTGTCGTGGTAGAAAAGCTATTGACAACCAAAATATAAAGAAACTCATCAACCCTATTAATTCAGTATTACTTGCAAGCCTACCCAAAAGAGACTTGATATGGACTGAAGCTCAAGCAACCCCTAATGGATGGACTTTTGTTGTTCCTACTGAGGATAAATTAAGTCTTGGTTATTTATATAATCATGAATTAACATCATTAGAAGAAGCAACTAAAGACTTCCAAGAACGATTTGGAGTGGAAGAAATAGAGCACAAGATGAAGTTTGATAACTACTGTTCTTATAACCCATTTGTTGGAGAACGTACCTTATTAAATGGTAATCAATGTGCATTTGTTGAACCACTTGAGGCTACAGCTACAGGTCTATATCAATATATTGCAAGAGTTGGTTTTGAAAGATTTTTAAATAACTTACCAATTAATGAATGTGTGAAACGACTGCACCGAGAAGTAGATACAATCCAAAATTTCATATTATGGCACTATAAAACTGGATCTAAATTTAATAGTAGGTTTTGGTCTCACGTGGAAACATTACCATTTACACCTATTAAAGCTCCAAAAAAAGGAGAACTGTACGGACAATGGCATCATAAAAGTTTTGAAATTTGGGAAAATAACACTTAATAAATATGGGAGATGAACCACTCCTCCCTTCTATAACTCTACCTGATGCATTAACTATCCCAGGTGCTGTAGATATTCCTATACCTACCCTAGAACAACCTACAGCTGACCTTCCTAGCTATGATCCATTAGTTATAGCTCCTAGTGTATTAGCACCTCCTGTAGGTGTTATCACACCAGAGTTTGAAGAGTTAATGGAAGAAGAGCTTGAAAGAAAACAGGAAGGTAAACCACCTAAACCTAAACAAGAAGCTGCTGAAGTTAAACGTATAGATATACCATTCACTGACCTGACGTTTCCAGTTCCCAAAGAAGAGATATTAGTGACTGCAGGAACAACAGCGTCAGTGAGCGTTATAGCCACCCTTACTGTAACTTCGTTATTTAAGCAAACTGTTAAAGTAATGAAACCTATCATTATGCAGATTGCTAAACGAATACAAAAGAAATTGAATGGAAACAAAGGAGAAACCGAAGAACCTTCTTCATAAATTAAAAGAAGGTATTGACGATAAAGAAGAACAAATTCAAATCTTAGGCACTTTTGTACGTCTAGGAGTTGTAGTTTGGTCTGGTTTTATAATCACTCTTAATTACGTAGAAATACCTATGGTTAGGAAGTCAGGTAACTCAGATATCACGTTCGTTGCTTCGGTCTTTACGGGAGCCTTAGCAACATTTGGCTTGACCACTGGTAATAAGAATGGTGGTAAAAATAGTCCTGTAAATTGTCCCATGGTTAAAAAGAAAGAAGACGCATGAAGAAGTATTTACTAGCTCTATTCTTGCTAGTTCCAACTGCAGTTAGAGCAAATACTGTAACACCCGCCTTCACCCAGGGTTCTATGAACTCAACCACCAATTCCACTCAACAAATTGTAGAGACAATTCAAACAAACGTTTACGGAGGAGATTATTCCAGTTGGACTGGACACAACATAACGCCTTCAGGACACATAAACGATCATGCAACAAACTTCGACATAACGACTCCAGGTCAGAACTTTCAGCTAGAAATAGTCCAAAGAGCTGCAGGGATAATCGAAGTAACAGACATAAACAGAACAATAGATACAACCTCTACTACTACTTCCTTATCGGTCTTCTCTCAGTAGGAGTACCAGTAAAAGCTGAAGATGGTAATACGGTATTAAACCCCCAAACATCAGCTGCTGCAACGGGAAATGTAACGAATCAAGCTGTGCAATTCCAGAATAACTCTGGAGTTTCACGGCAACAATATGGAGGTGGAGTGGTTTGTAACGGATCAGTTATGAGCCTCTCTCCCTATTACTTAGGAACAGAAGGTAGACCGTACGATCCAGAGTCATACAGCATGACACAGAACTGGGGAGTACAACTATCTTTCATGGTTCCTTTAGATGGTCGTTCCGTAGAAATATGTAAGGCAATTGCTGAAAAGCAACTCGAAAAAGAAAGGCTTGATTACGAATTAGTTCGTATCGATAACTGCACACGCTTTATGCAAAGAGGTTTCACCCTAAGACCTAAATCAAGGTTTGAAAATCTTTGTAGTGACGTAGTGCCTATAGCCGTATTAGCAAATCAAAAACAACCCACTGATAAAAAATGAGTACATTAAGTGATCAATGGCAAAAAGAAGTAGAAGAGAAAGCCAAATCTAAAAAGAAAAAGTCTACTAAGAAAACCGTAAAGACAGATGAAAGTTAGAATTGCACTCTTTGTCCTTGTTATTGCAGGTGCATCATTCGGTATCCATAAGGTTAACGAATTTAGAAATTCACCTACTGGTCAAGTAATAGAACAAATCCAAGAGAAGAAACAACTAATTGAGGATATACAAAAATCACCAACAAAAGCACTCCAATTACTAAACAAATGATCATCATCAAACCCATCCTAATGACCTTTCTCTCCACTTCTGCAGTGAAGAATTTGATCATCCAACTACTAGAGGCTTATGCCAAATCCACTGATAACACTATTGACGATAAAGCAGTAGAGATCGTCAGACGTAATCTATTCCCAGGAATGAAAGACTCATGAGTTACAAGCATTACAAACCAGCAACCGCTAAAGAAACAGCAGCACAGAAAAAAAGAAAAAAAGAATGGGATAAATTAAGTGCAGCTGAAAAGAAGAGACAAAGTACAAGATCTACTTCTTTCAATAGAAAATCTGAAAGTCAGAAGAAAGCAGAAGCTGCAATTAAGAAAGCCAAACTAAAGATAAAGAAAAAGAAATGAAGAAACGAGCCACTGAAGACCAATTTAACGAACTACATAACCTTGTTACCTCTGAGTTTCTAAAGCGAGTCAAAAGTGGCGAAGCTTCTACTCAAGACCTCAAGGCAGCCTGTGATTGGCTTAAAACAAATGATATTAGCGGTGTAGCAATGGAAGGTAGTCCACTAGCTAAACTTGCAGCCGTTATGCCAACAGTAGACCCAGAACTAGTACAGAGCAGACTTTATGGGAAAAGGTAAGACACAGACTTATTACGAT